ACACATCCTAGTACGTATGCGTAATTTGGCGTTGCACCTTGTAAATTCTCAATACGGAAAGTAAATGTTTCACCATCAACGATTCTATCAATAAATGTCCATGCAACATCATTAATAAGAAATTCTAATGATATTTCATATGATTCATTACCTTGTGGAGCACATATCCGTTCCTGAGCATCTAGCCCATGTATTGGAACATGCTCTGAACCTATTGATAAATCTGCGCTTGTTACACGACCAATCTCTATCCAAGTTGGAGTAGCGTCCATTACACCATACACCGTTTCAGGCATATATGATATGGTTGCATTATAGCCCATAGCTACGTTACCTGTATTTGTCATTCTTAATCAGCCTCCTCGCTTGATCTTTTTCGGATTGCTATCCAAGACACATCAATTGTGCCTCCTGCAATATCACTATCCACAGTTATATCAAATCCAAATACAGTAATATTCTCAGCAGTTACGAAACCTCGTTTCCCTGCTCCTGGACTTTCGGCAAAACTCACTAATACAAGTGGAGCGTTGTCAAAATCTAAATCAGGAGAAAAAGTAACGGCTTCAGTGCCGTCTCCTGCTACCAATGTTACTGTTGCTATTCCTCCTAAAGGTTGACTTCTCTTAACTACCAAGTAAGTCACCTCTAATATAGGAATACTTCAATTTGTTCATCTGCTTCGTCTGATGGTCCTACTACAAATCCTTGTGCTATACCAGCGGCATCGTCGTTCGCTAAGTGCAAACGTAATGATTCAACTGAATCAAGACCTGCGGCATAGATATGTGTAATCTTAGACCAATATAGGGTTGATTCTTTTGTCCCAGCTGCTAGTGTTAATCCTTCAACTTGTGCAACTCCGTCACGATCAAATCCTTCGATAAGTACGAAATCGGTTGCTGCTCCTGTTGATTCAGTTATTGTCACTAGACCATTTCCGCCATCAAGATCTATTCCAGCGTATGCTACGTCGCCTCCCCAAGGGGTTACCATTCCAGCACCCAATGTTGCAGCTCCATCCCATACGAGTAAGTCAGCTTGACCTGCGCCATCTCCAGCTTCATCGTATTCAATTGTAATTGTTCCAACAGCTACGCTATCTAGCCATGCGCCAATCACAGTATCACCTAAAGCGGCAATTTGAACATCGGATGTTCCATTTAATGTTACAGTCGTAGTAGCCCATGTATTTGCGGCATTCTTCCAAGCAACTGTTACTTGCTGAGTTATATCTAAAGCACTGGATGATTTTACAGTAAGTGTATCATCGTTGCCTTTGTCAGCTGCGTCGTGAGTTGTCAGGTTATGTTCGCTATTTGTCCATCCATCGAATATATCTTCGTTGAGACGAGACGAGTAAGCTATTGTTCGTGCGTCAGCTACGCCTCCGTGTGCAATATGGATTATCTTTGAAAATCTGTATGTTGATTCCATTCTATCAGTGCCTTCTACGGCAGTCCAAGTTAATCGCTCTGCAAATTCATCTCCATTATGGTCAATACCAAATAAGATAACTTCTGCGGCAACGATTGAATCAATATCTGCATATATCTTCGTTGAACGTCCATCTTCAATTGTTGGAGTCACTGTTCCCATATGATCTACTGCGGCTAATGTAATAAGTGTGGTTACACTTGTAGTATTTGTAATTGTAATTGTTCCTGTTGGTGCAGTTGCTGTTGCATATATGCTTGGTCCATCTAAAATGATAGCTCCATACACTTCATCAAATAGTTTGAGTCCGTCCACTGCCGTAGTTCCGTCTAAGGCAATATATTCATAAATGGCATCTCCACTTGTTGCTTCATATCCTAAGATAAGTACCCATAGACTTGTATCTGCTGTATTGTCTGATACGACATTGATTGTCTCATCATTTGCATCAGTATCTGTAATTTCACCAGCTTCGCCAGCGGTTGCAGCTAAGATTACTCTTGCTCCGCTTGCTTTAACTACTCTACCAATCTTTCCACCAGCACCAATCTTAAATTCTGATTCTGCTTCTAAGCCTCCACCTTGTGCTATTGCATAAGCAGGACCTGCGATGGCAAAAATGCCTTCATCTGTTCTACTTAAACCTGCACCAAGCATAGGAATACCAAAATAGCAAGTATCATATTGATCTGCTGGTACACATTCATTATTTGAATTAAGCTTACAAAACCTAAATGCGGGTATGTCTAAACCTGCGAGTCGTCTTGCTGTACGAAATTCGTGATATTTTGTTGCGAACGCATGAGAAATTCTATCTCTATCTGCTAGTACTTTTGCTTTATCTTCTCTTGTCATAATCTTTCACCTATTCTTAAATTTTTCGGTAAAAAAAAGTAAATATAGAATATAGCCTAAGCTACATTCTTAACATCTACGATTAAACCAAGTCCCTCATTGAACTTTCTGTTGAAACCTATTCGTTCAGACACTTTGATTTCCTCAGCATCTACATAGAATGCGTGACGTTTAACAAAGTTTATCTTTCTGCGATCACCAATTAGGGGCAACCTACGGTCAAATCCTAATACGAGTGAATCATCTGCGTTGGTTCCAAATCCTGTTCCTTCAGGTATTCGATCTGTAACGAAAACGTTACTGCCATAGAAATCTCCGACATATCCACGTATTAAAGCGGCTTTTGCCATTCCAATATCTTTGATTGTCTGGAAGTGTTCAAATTCTACATCATCTCTAAGACGACCTGCAGTTCGTGGTCTCATAAATATATCAGTGCAACGATAACCTTGCTCTTCCAAATCTGAGATCAGTTTGTTTAGTTCGTTTCGAGTTAATGCGTTTGAGCCTCCATCTTGTATGTTCAAAGGTGTCAAGTCTTTAGGTGTCCAGTTTGGACATGATGCGTCTGCTCCTGGAGTTAATGCAATAAGACCGTCAAACGAATATCTCACATCACCTGCGGTGAATGGAGCATTGTCGTATCCAGTAATTGTACCATTAAGTCCTAATGCTGCGGCGGCATCTCCTTGTAACATTGCTAGTTCCTCGTATTCTCCCATAGAGATTGCGAGTTCTTCAAACATCATCTGTGGTATGCTTATAACAGAGTCTTCTTCAAGTTCAGTCGTCCATCCAGTGATAGACGAGAATTTATCAGCAACTAAGTCAATATAGCTTATCGTAGGTGCTACAAAGCCTGAGCTTGCTTGATCCAGTCCTGATTCGGTGTCAAGTCGTAATCCTTCACCTTGTCTAAATACTTTTGATCCTGCCGTCTTTACGGGAATTCTAAAGGTTTCACGAGGCATAGGTATGGTTGTAACGATGTTACGTAACCTATTCTCCCAGTAAATTCTGTCGTAAAAGAAATTGGCTGTTTCTGTTGGTATTAAAGGTGTTGCATAATCACTTGATACTTTTCCGCTGTAAGCTTTAACGAAGGTCTCATGTTTCTTCATGTAGTCGGCTAAATCTTTATTAAAGAGAGATGGGTTGGCACGTTGTCTGCGCTCGATATTTTTTCTTTGATCTGTTGACATGATCAGTTTTCTAGTTCCGCTCATTGTGCGATAACCTCCCTATAAATGCCCATGTTATAACCCCATGATTCGGGATCAGGGCTTGGTACGTGAACTTTAAGATCAGGCATCAATACGATTTCCTTCACATCAGGGTCAAGTGATGCGTGGATAATTGATCTTAAACCAGCTTCCAAAGCTTCTTCCTTTGTGAAAGCAACTGGTGCTCCACCCAATTCAGTTTCCCGTTTGGGAATCTTTTTTAGGTCAGCTTCCTTTTGTTTCTCCTTAAAGCCATCAATAACATCATTAAATTTGGTTAAAAACCCATCAATGCGTTCTCCGATTTCTTTTTGGAAGGAATCAATCTTCTCTTCTAGTTCTGCCTGCTTGGTCTCAGATTGCTCTGTCCAAGACTTAAATTCGCCTACCTCTGTTTTGATACTTTCAACGGAAGTGAGAAACTCACTGACTTCTTCGTCAAGGACTTGTTCTTTTGTATTATCTTCATTTGTCATGATTTATACCTCACTTCTCATTCCCAGAGTCGGGAATGTCTTTTTCATCTTTGCCCTTTAAGGCAATTCTGATGAAATCAATTAACGAAATATTTGACAGCTCTTCCAAGACTTCTTCTTCTTCTTCTTTTATTTCAAAGCTTTTGATGAATTGCTTGGCAATGGTTGAGAACGACGCTTCATCGTTGGCAGGCATAGTTACAACGGAGACTTCATATAAGTCCATTTCGTTTACTATTCGTTCCTGTTTGCCATCATTGTCTTCCCATTTGGTGTCTTTCATTTTTCCGCCAATCGAAAAGGATTTCAATACACCCTCTTCAATTAATGTCCACTTATCTGGTGCTGTTTTTGATATACCTACTTTGATAAAAATACCTTTCTTTCCAGTTTCTTTATCACTTCGATATTTGCTTTCCATTACTTTACCAATCGGATTCTCATGGTATAAATGGTTGTAAAAAACAGTTCCAGCGTAAAGCAGTTGTTTCGACGCTTTTCTTTGCGCTTTTTCTGTAATCCTATCTCCGTATTTATCAAGTGCTATGGTTGAAGCAAACCCTTCAATAGTACCTAAAAAAGTTTGATCTCCCTCACTTGCTTTTGCTTTAACATCAATAGGAATGGTAATCTTAAATTCCATATCTTTCATTTTTGCGACCCTCCGCACTTATAAACTCCTACATTTATATATATATTTATAACATTATATTCACAACTAGTGAATTAAAATTTAAAGAACTTTTTCATACGCCTCTGAATAGTTTTAGTTATTACTTCGTGAATCTCGCCTGCTTTAGCTGCTGCTGCATCAGTAAGAAACGGAGAACGTTGATGAACCCATTGGGCGTATTCTACGGATGTTCCTATCTCCTGTATATTCCAAGCTGGTTTTCTGAAAATAGCAGTTGAAGGATCTGCTGCTTCTCCATATGCCTCTTTGGCTAGCTTTGACGTTTCTGGATCAACTCTAAAATGCCCTATTGTTAAGGAAAGTTGTCCTGTGTATTTTGGGCATCGTTCAGAAGCTTCGTCTTCAAGAATAAGACCTGCTTTTGTCAATGCTTCGGAAACTGCCTTTCTAAATTCTTTAGAACCAGCACCCAGCAATTTACTTATCTTCCTGACATCAACCTCAAAATCTTTTACACTACTATCTGCCATTAAACCAACTCATCTCTTGTAACTTGATTCCACATACATCTACAATATGGGTGGAGAGGTATCTTTCCCGATGCTTCGCTCAAAAGGAATATTCGATCTGCGTTCGGTGCGCACTTCTCGCATAGCCGCTCATCCTCCGTTACGATCCATCTGACAAAGAATACCCCTCCCGCTTTCTTGAAAGCGAGAAGCGTCGCTTCGTTTCTTGCGAACATAGATTCAGCACCCGCCATCATCCGAAACCGATTGTCAGCTCGTATGAGGGCGGTTCGCAAGTTTTTTATTTCTTTCTCCCTTTCGGCAAATAATGCCCCGTATTCAGTTTTCAATTCACCAAATATATCATCTATTAATTGAGTTCCGCGTTCTGCTAAACCACCTATTAAAGTAATATCGTCTGGTGATAGAATGGTTCCTCTACCCATTTGATCTTCAGCATGTTTCTTCCCTCGAAGATAATATGCAGAGATTAATATAAGAAGAGCTGTTCTTAATCTTTTTGTAGATTTTTCTTGTTGCTCTTCAAACCGTCTTATTGCTGCGTCCATATTATCCTGATGGATCAATTCTTCCATAGCAATATTCGTTAATCTCTCGATCTCTATTTGAGTTGAGACGTAGAATAAATCTTCGTCGTCCTCAAGTGGTAACGGGGTCGGGGGTTGTATCGGTTTCGCTGGTTTCCGAATATACTCGCTCATAATTATCTACCAATGCTTTCGCAATTAATTTTCTGTTT